CGGAGCCGGGAGCGATCTTGGTCGCGTCGTCGTTGAGTGCCTCGGACTGACCGAGGTTGATTTTGAGATACTCGCCGGAGCGAACATCAGCAACGTAGATCGGCATGACTTGCGCGCCGATGAAGAGGTTGGCCTTGTTGCTTCGGCCTTCGTAAACGGCCTGGGCGATGTCGCCGCGAATTGTGGTAGAGGATAACATATTGGTAGGATTTTAAGGGGTTACTTTTGGACGATGTATTCGACAACTTCACCGGTAGCTCCGTTTTCAACGGCGATCCCGAGTGTGAGGCCGGAGGTAACGAGAGTGCCGACGATTACTCCGGCGGTTGTAGCAAACACGTTCGCACCTGCGGTGACTGGGCCGGGCGAGACGATGCCGAATTGAGTTGGAGCGAAGAGCTTCACGGTGCCAGCTTCGCCTGCGGCGGTGTCATCCTGCACAACGCCGATGGCGAGTGAGGCTGTGACGAGCGCGGCGGCTGCATTGTCGCCGGTGACGGCTACGAGGGTGTTCGCAGAAATCGCCGAGGCGAATGTGAAACTGCGGAATGTATTGTCGATTTGGGTGGCCATATTAGTGGGTGATTAAAAGTTGAGTTGATTGGAGTCGCGAAGAGCGATGTATTCGGCGGGATGGTTTGTCATCGCGAATTTGATGGCGGCGGTGCGGCTACCGAGTTCGCGAGTTTTGTTGTCGATGATTGCTTTGATCGAAAGTTTCTCGGCTTCGTTTGCGACCGTGCTGGCCTTGAGCGGAGCGGCTCCGAAGTTGGAGATGATTGTGTCGAGCTTTGCGGAGAGCTTGGACATTTCAGAATCCTTCTCGTCGTTCATGGGAGCGTCTTCCATCTTCTCTTCGTCCTTGGGCATCTCTTCCATTTTGCTCTTGTAGTCGCCGAAAGCGGTTTCAAGTGCTGAGAGGCGTTCTACGATGTCAGCGATGGACACTGTGTCCTCGGCTTCGTCTTCCATTTTGTTTTTGTCGTCGATCATTTCTTTGGCGGAGGTGTCAACCGACTTGGCTGTAAAACTGAAAAGTCCGGTGGGATTTGCCGCTGGTGTTTGCACGAGATCGGCGCTGTAGAGTTCGGTGCAGGATGCGAAAGATCGGCCATCCCGCTCACGCACTGGGCCACTAAATGCGATAGAGATTCCGAATGTGTCTGGCATGCGCTCGGCGATCTCGAGCACGTATGCGCGCTTCTCTGCGGTCTCGAGGAGGTTTAGATCGGCAACGAGTTTTTCGCCTATGATGCGAAAATTGTCACAGAATCCAACAATGTCCTTGATCCCTGCGCCGTGGTCGAGGTTGACCTTTACGCCCCCAGCGTAAGACTCCGCACATGCTTTCACTTCCTGCAAGGTTATGTCGTCCACGAAAAGCCCGTGCCCCTTTGCTTCTCCGACTGAGATGATTGAAACTCCTTCGATGATGTCCATGCCTTGGTCGGCATGTCAACGGGGCGTGGGCGGTCAGGCTTCGCGTGCGGCTCTGTTGCGTCGGAATTGCTTCAGAGCCTCCGTTGCCAGCGCACGAATGATGTTTTGATCCTGCTCGATGCAGCCGACAAGTCGGAAGGATGTCGAGACCTGTGGCTTTAGGCGGGATGCGGAAAGATTGTTGGTGCATCCTACCACGTCGGTGGTCGCACCGAGATGGTAGGTCGGCTTCGTAGCTGTTGCTCTCAGCCTGGTGCTGCCGGTCTCAACCCGTGCCGAGATCGCAATCTCGACTGATGCGGTTGTAAAGTTGCCGACGACTCCGTTTGTTTTTACAACAACTGCCGGGCTGTCGTATCTGCGAAAGTGCGTGTAGGTGCCGCCCACTTCTGGCACGACAATAGGCGGTGGTGTGGGCGGTATCTCTCCTGTCTGCAAGAGTCCCTGCGAGCTGATAGACAGCGGCGTAGGACTTGGCAGCAAGCCCTGCGTTGCGATGAGCAGGGAGGTCAAGATCATTTTAAGTGCGAGTTACGGTGGTCGTTGTAGTGCCGTCTCCGGTGATGCTCTGGCTAATCGCTCCTGCCGCCCGGCTGGACGGTGTGACCGTGAGCGCGCTGCCGCTCTTGAGTCCGTGTATCGCGTGGATTTCTCCAATCTCGTCCAGTTCTGGCGTGATCTCCGTGCGCATCGCGCTTGTGAATAGCGTGACTGCGCTCGTTGCGAAAGCTACGGACTCAATAACGGCAGCCTGAAACTCGTGGATGTCTGCGGCTGCATGATGCGATCCGGTAAGCTGAAGTTCGTTGTTGCTGTTTATTGATCGCACTATCCTCCCGCCGTATGTTCCGGATGTCGTGTGACCGCTCGTGGCTTCGTCCCACACGGCATCTGCGTTCTCACTCGCGGTCGGTAGGTCTGAAAGTTGCGTGTCTAGGTTGGCCGTTGTTAAACCTATCGCTGCTCGCACGTCGGCGGCGGTGAGCGTTGCCGTGCCGGTTGTCGCATCTACGGGGACGCCGAAACCAACGCTTGATGCCGATGGAATATATGCAACGCCCGTCAATGCTCCGCTTGCGTAGACGGTTCCGAAACGCACGTCTGTAATGGCGGCTTGTCCGAGGCTGTTGTCGGCGGTGAAGAAATCCGAATATGTTGTCGATCCGTTTTTTGCTTGGCGAATTTTTGCAATGGAAGGCGTGGGATCGATTAAGAATTTGATGGCGTAGACGGCGGCTGTGCCGTTTGCACTTCCGATGAGCGAGCCGCTGACCTTGACGCTGGCGGCTGTGCTTGCCGATGCTAATCCATTTGCCGAGTTGGTGGCGGTTATGTCGCCTGTCGATACAATAGTTCCTGTGCTGGCATTGTTGAGCCCTGTGGCGGTTGTGCCGCTCCCGCCTGTTAGCGTGGTGGAGGTAGCGGTGACCGTGCCTGTGCTGGCGTTGTTGAGTCCAAATGCGCTGGTGCTGCTCCCACCTGTAACCGTGCTTGATGTAACGGTAATCGTGCCTGTGCTGGAATTTAAAATTCCGGTACTACTTGAGCCATTAACTGTACAACCAATGAGCGTAATTGTTCCTACCGACGCGTTAAGAATAGCATTACTGGTCGAAGATGCTCCGCCACCAGCAACAAGCGCAGATGAATTAACTGATATTGATCCAGTAGAGGAGTTTAAAACTGCACTTGCGTTATTCGACAAACCGCCAGCAAGAGAAGAAGACGCAATTGTTATTGAACCACTGCTGTTATTGTTAAGGCCGTAAGCTCGTTCAACACCTCCACCTGTGAGCGTGCTGGCATTCGTAAATGCAATCGTGCCTGTGGTCGAAGTCGATTCGATTGCAATCGCTCCGGTGGCCACTGTTGACCCTGCAACCCTGCCGCCTGTCGCAACGATGCCGTCGAGAGTGAGCGTGCCGCTGGATGAAAATGCGATTGCGCGAGTGGATAGCGTAAACGCCGAGCCTGTCGCGTGGCATCCTGCGAGCGTTGAGCTTGCGGCGGCTGAGACCGTCAAGCAATTTGCGGAGCCTGCCTGTATGTATGCACCGGTGATGTTGTAACTTGCCGCCAGCGTGAAGCTCCCACCTGTCGCAACGGTGATCGGCGTGTTGACGTAGTTCAACAACGCTCCCATGCGGCGAGCGGTTCCCGTGGTCGCTGTGCCTGCGTTGACGGCTTGGAAAATCTGCCCGACCGCCGAGGTGATCGCGACTGCCGTTCCTGCATTTGTGCCGGGCGCGATGCAGTTTGCCGTGAGCGCAAAGTTTGTCGTGCCGACCGATACGACCATGTAAATTTGCCCAGCGATAAACGATCCGCTGGTGTCCACGGTTGAGCCTGTAAGGTCGATAGCTTGGTCGAGTGCGACCGTAAATCCGTTAGCGTAGACGGTATCGTTGAGTGATGGCACTACGCCACCTGTCCAAGTTCCCGATGCGCTCCAGTTCCCGCTTGCGGCTGCTTTGATGACGGCCATATTTTAAAGCCCTTCCGCGAAAATGAATTTTTGGATTGCAGCAGAAACCTCGTCCACCGCGACGATTGCTGGTTGCGAAGCGGAGGCAAGCGAACCGAAAAGAATAGTGCGATTGTTTTCTTGCGACTGCTCCACTTGGTCGCCTTCAAATCGTGTCGGCGTGAGCGTCAATACAACGCTCGCATCCTGCTGGTCTGGCGAGTTGTAGCGACTCGCTGTTGCGAGTGTCATGGTGTAGAAATCGTAGGTTTCGCCGTCGATGATAATTGGATTTGTAGGTTTCATATTTATGCGAATAAAATCAAAGCAGAATTTTCGTTAGGTTGTGGAAAGCAAATCTCGAAAGCCCCGTCGAAGACAGGTCTGTCGTTGCCGAAGTTTAGAGTGCAGAGCACCGAGTTGTTTTTACTTGCGTTGTAAACAATCGCGCCGTGCGCAGTAAATGTCGCTCGGTCGAGCTTAGCATCGTTAAACGTGACCGCCGCGTTCTTCCCGACCATTTCAGCCTTGAACCCGGTGAGCGTGATCCCTCCGCGAGTGTAGCCTTGGCCACTAACTTCGCCTTCGTCGGTGTAGTGCGCGGTCGCTGGCCCGATGTTTGCTCGCTTCGTGTAAAGCGCGAGCTTGTATGTGTCGGTCGGTTGGTGCATGCCAATCAAAAATTGGCGCTTTGCTTCGAGTGCGATGCCTTGTGCGATCATATATTTTTCCCTCTGAATTGAGTGTTGCAGACTGCGAGCCGTTGATCGAAGTCGGGATATTCGGATTCCATCGTGGCATTGACCATGCACCGGTCGATAAAATCTTCCTCCTGCTCGCGTGGCCCCGGCTCTGGCATGACCATAGCAATCTCCGACTGCACGGCTTGAAAATGCCCGTAAATATCGTTGACCACTACAGCAAATTCTTTGACTTCTGGACGGGTCGCCAACCTGATCCCTTTCATTTTATCCGCTGCCCAGACCTGCCCAGCGTCTCCGCCCCACAATGCCCACGCGATGCGGCCTGCCGATGGAAAACCGTCTTCGCCTTGTTGAAAACCCTCACCCTTTTTATCAATTTCGTGCCGTGAAAAAAACGAGTGCATTCTTTTAACGGTGTCTTCGCTTAGGTTCTTGCCGTTCGAGATATCGCGAGCGCGAGCAACACCGATCGATGTTCCTCCGCGCTTGAACTTCTCGCGCCACTCCAGCCCCTTTTCTGCCTCTGCGATCATACCAGCCGTGGGTTTGAAGCTATCTTCAAATACTGCCTTTGCCTGTGTTGGTGCGGGTGCGACCTGTTCCTTACTGGGTTGTGCGTCGATGATCTCTTGTGCCGCCACTTCGTCCATTCCGAACACCGTCTTGAGGATGATGGCAACTTGCTCTGGCGAAAGTTCGCCTCGTCCCATGCTTGCGAGGATCGCAGCCAGCGCATCCGTGCCGCCGATGCCGATAGACTCGATGAGCGGAGCCTCGATCTTCTTTCCTTCTTCCACAACATTGTCTCTGAGTAATCCTGATGCGGAGTCGGAGATTCTGCCTGGCTCAATCTGTAGCTCGATGCCGAGGTCGCGAATCATCGCCGCTTCCTTCGCCCTCGATCTCAACGCCTCTTCGTAGTCTTCGCCACCCTCGGAGTAGATTTGCGCGGCGGTCTTCAAGCCTGCTTTCCACAAATCGATG